AGGAAATCTGTCGTAGAATTCTTTTTCAAACGTAGCTGCACCTTGTAAATCACCTTGTGCGTCAGCATTTTCAAAGTACTCTTGCATTTGTGGCGTAGCATTATCAGCAAAATCTTTGGCTGCTAATTTTTTATTAGCACGCTCAGCACGTTTAAATTCTTCCAGACCTCTAGTTCTGTTTCTTAGCATCTCTAGATAACGCCGACTATTACCACGTTCTTCAAAAATAGTTTTGTCACCGGTTAGTCTTAGGTTATTAAACTCTTCTAAACTTATAAGTGGCTCACCAGTAACTGGATTAATGGCAGATCCATATGCAAAAACTCTATCTAAAGCACCTGTGTTACCGACAGAGGGAATTTTTAAAAATAACCTATAAGCGTCTGTAACCCTACCTTGAGACATAAGACCTTCTCCCTGTAGAGTAAGGTTATTGTGGACATCTCTGGTTTCTGCTGCTGCTGCCTGTCGTATTGAAGTAGAAGTAAATTCATCGACAAACTTATTAGATTTTTCTAAAAAGCCAGGTTCAAGTTCATTAATATTTAAACCAGTTGATCCATACAAAGCATTCTGCACTTGACCTAGTACAATACGCCTGTACTCTGCATTATCTACAGCTTCTATACCAGAGAATTTTTTTCCTGTTGTATCAGTATAAATAGCTTCAGTACCTTGAAGTGCTCTATTAACAAGGAGTGGGGTTTGTTCTATAATAAGTTCATTGTAGTAACCCTTTTTCCAGTAATAACCACGACCAGGATTAGCAGCAAGATTTTTAGCTGTTTGTAAAGGTGAGTCTAAACCTTTAGCACCATCCAGCTGTACCTTCTGATCATATTCTTCTGATACAATATCAATTTGACTTTCAGCTATTGCAAAATTATTTTTTAGTTCAGGACTATTGAGATATTCTTGACGACGGGCTTGGGCACCTTCTGCTACCTGATCCACAATCATCTGCTTAGTTCTTTCAGCAGCTTGTTTACCAAGAGTTACACTGAAATCAACTAAGCCAGTTACTGCTGACTCAAGGGCTTTAGCAGTAGTATCAGATTGTTGTAGCTTTGTTTTTTGTTCAGCTTGGATGCTTAATTGTTTACTTTTTAAATTAGCCTGTAAAATTTCCTGATTTCTTTCTCGTGCACTCTGTTCATAAGCAGAGTTTGCCTGCATTGCTTGCAGATCCTCTCGCCGTTGTTGATTTACAGCGTCACGTTCTTTTTGTAAGTTACGTATTACTCGGTCACCTTCTTCTTCCATTCGAGCAATACTAGCCCTACTAAGTTGAACAGGTTCGAATCTTCTTGCTCTTGTTGCGGGTTGGTATTGTAGTCGTGCCATGGTTAGTTATTTTAATAGTTTAAATTTCCTGGCCATCCAGCCAAATTAGCAGCAGAAGGAGAAATACCAATCCCAACGTCTGTAGCTGCACCAGCAGCAAAACCAGCTTTAACACCACTAGCAGCAGCAGACAGAGAAGGAGCAGCAGCAAAAAGTGATTTATAAGCGCCAACGCCACCCATAACTATAGATGCCAATTGAGCTACTTCACCTACTATATTAAACCCTGCTTCCACACCTGTTGCCACACGTGGTCCTTTAACCTTAGGGGGTGCCTCTAATTCTAGTGGTTCAACAAATGTACGTTCTGGTAGCATCTGTGGTTCAGGTGCATAATCAAATTCCTCAGGGAATAGGTTAAGGTTTGCTTCAGCTTGAAGATCAGATTGCATTCTTTGCATTTGAATCTGTTGGATGTTACGACCCACTTGACCAGCAAGACTACGCATATTAGCCTCAAGAATTTTATTATTATATTTAACTTCATCTTTAGCTGCGTTAATGCCAAGTTCAATCATATCTAAATCAAGACCAACCTGTGTTTCACCTACGCTGGCATCAACATACACTTTAAGTAAATCTACAGCAGCTTTATTTCTAGAACCAGATAAGCTTGAATCAAGAGCAACTAAGCTACGAAAAGATTCAGCAGCAGTAGATTGTAAGGTTTTTTTACGTGATACACCTGATTGACCTAAGGCAGCTTTACCACTTTGCTGTAAACCTTCTACAAACTTAGCTTCCTTTTCAAAAGTATTTTGTTTAGTGGCTTGATTTAAGTCTTGTTGGATAGATTCACTATTAATTCTACGGTTACTTTTAATACCGTATAATTTAGCACCTTGCCCTAATTTTTGAATACCACCCCTTTTTATTTCATTCATTAAATCAGCGTGCATAGCTTCACGTTGGAACGCTTGGCTTAAAGCAAGGTCTTGGATAGAAGCTTGCTGATCACTAATTGCTAATGTTTGTGCTTGTTCATTAAAACCAATTTGTTGATTATAAATGTCTTGACTTTTTTCGTAAGTAGCTAAAGCTTTGGTATATTCATAATCTTTAATTTGCTTACCATACTCCCAGTTAGTAATGGCAGTTTCATACGCATACTCGCGTTCTGCAAAATAATTTTCTACATCTGCCTTATGTTTTTTTCTGTTGTACCGATTAGTTGCTCTAACTTGCTCTTTGTTAAATTTATTTTGCGCCCTGTCAGCGTCTCTGAGCGGTTTGTTCGGGTCCTTTCCTGAGATCCATTGTCCAATTGCCTGAAACATAATCAGTTCCTCCTATAAAAGCGTGGTGAATAAATGCCTTCCCATGTCATTGATACTAATGATACAGGGTATGGAAAATTGCTTGTCACTTTAAGTTCAAAATTAGTATTACGTTGATGGATTGGTATAGTGAATTGATGTTCTTGTGCTATAGGACTACTATCTGCTAAGTAAGTATTAGCATCAGTTACATACTCTACATTTTTCCATTCATCAGAACCACCTGCTTTTACTTTAAATAAAATTGGACCTGTTCTACCAATAGAAAATATAACTCTTGATATAGTTAATGTAGCTGTATAATCAGATGTAATAGAATCTCTTTTTTTATAAAAAAATTTAGGTAAGATTACTTCAAAATCATAACCATAACCTATAACGATTCCGTCAGCATAGCTTGTATAATCACCTTTAACTTCAAAGTAACGGTAACCTGTACCAATTTCAGTACGTTCAGTAGCAGTTAAATAAAAACCAGCATCAGCATCAACTGCTGCACTTGTCCCTACATCTGCTGTTGGTACACTAAGAAGCATAATAGCTTCCTTTTGTGATATTGGTGTATAGGGTGTATAGATTTTAGTAACCTCATTGGTTGCATCATACACCACCGCATCGACACCTGTGGCAGGCTTGACGGGCCTTGCAGCCATGTCTAGGCATGTATTACCACTAATACTTGTAGCACCTACCTCAGAGCTTCCTGTGGGGATCTCATCAAGAATTATATTACCTATTGTATATTCATTTTCATGCTGAGAAATAATAACTACAGAATCATTGATAATCTTTGCAGATTGGATAGTGCCTGGTAGTTGCCATTTAGTCCATGCTTGAAATAAATCTTTCTCACCATTATTATAAAACCTATAAAGGTATAGGTAAGATGTATTGGTATCAATTAATAGTATAGCTGAGTTCTGTGGGCTAACACTTAAATCATCAATAGTATCTGGAAGCCATTCAAGTACAACTTTACTGATATCAACAACAATTGGATTTTGTTCTACATCACGTAGTTGTAAACTAAATAATTTACTATAACCAGGAACTCTATTTATAAAAGCTGTAGTAACACCAACATCAACAGGTGATATGTCAGTTGCCATTTCATAATTAGATAGTGCTCTAATTATAGTTGTAGTAGGGGTAAGTGTACTGGAATCTGTAGCCAATACTTGAAACTGTTGTCGCTCACTAAACAACATCAAACCTTGCGGAGATGGTAATACGTCAGATAGGATAACAGGTCTAATACTAGCTACATTTAAATCAATAGGATCTGAAGCAATTTGAGTTAAAGCTGACTTAACAAAAAAATTATAGCTATCATTAGCTACCCCAAAGAATACGTTGTCTTGTGATAACAAACCAAATCTATTAGAATAAAAAAATGTAGTTGTAATCTTATTACCAATAAAAGAAGGTAATGGGCTGGTAGTATCGTTACCTGCTTTACGTGCTGACCATGTAATAGGATTAAATGTAAATGTTAAAGCACCTGTATTTTCTAATTGATGTGGCATGGTAGATGCATTCAAGCCAGGAGATACATCACGAGCGACAGTTTCTTCCCAATACCCTCTACCTCTATTTAATGTAGTATCGTATGCTACAAATTGTAAATGATAATCATCTTCAGCATTAGTTGTATTACTTACTGTTACTTGATGACCACCAAAAGATTCTAAAGGTAGTTTACTAGCATCAGATACTTCATCTTCAAATGCTTCTATAGCAACGTTGTTTAGACCACCTTTAGCTTCAATATCAAAGGCAACTGGAGTACCAGTAACGGCACTATAATCAGTTACAACTGCATTAGAACCTGTACTGCGTTTAATAACAAGACTATCAGGATAACCTTCTAAATACCATCTACCAGCAAAAGCTGCATTACCTGCTGAATGTTGTGCTTCAATAACACTTTTAATTTTATCGACAAGATGATGGTTTGTGTCTACATCACCTGAATCATACAACAACATGTCATCAAATGTTGTATTGTTTTGACTTGTTACTTCAGCCTCTACGTGTTGAATAGTAACAGTATAGGTATAAGTTTCTACAAGTGTATTAAGTTTAAGAGTTGCAACAGTCTTAGGGGTATAAGTACCGTTAGCCTGCATAGCAGCAGTAACAGTTTTGTTGGTAATGATTGTAGTATCTTGAATGCTACGGAAATGATAATCATTCTTAGTCGTACCAGTTAGATACGAACTAGCATTGTTTGTGACAGTACACCAAGTACCAGCAGCAGCTGTCCATACATAAATATTGGCACCTTTAACAGCACCTATATAAGAACCGGCTGCATCACGTTCAATAAAGAACCATGAAGCACCATCTAATTCAGACTTAGTAAATGCAGTACCATTTGCTTTTTTCAGTACATTCGTATGCTTCATTCCTGGTCTTTTTAATAGACCATAGGTAGGATCAGGGTAACCGTTAATGCATTCAGTTACTTGTCCTAATAATTTTTTGTCATCATTTTGTCGAGAGACACCACCAAGAAAGTTTGGTATTAACTGAGTTACTGCTGGCATTAGCGTTGTAAAGTATGGAACGGTTGATAGCTTTGATAGAAATTACCACCTTTAGGACTACCAAAGAATGAGTAATCACCTTGATTGCATTCATATTCTAAAGCTGTAGACTTAGCAAAGGCTTCTTTTTGTGTTAGCATTTGATATTGATTAGCATCACCAATAATTCTACTAGACACAATTGCAGCTGCTCTTGCAATGATAAAAGATTGAATGACAGTAGGGATACTAGGCCAATCAAAATACCAAATAACATCTACGTATAAGGTATCGTCAGTCCAGGTAAATGAATGAGCAGTTTTATCATAAAGTTTGCCTTCACGATTAATGCTATCTCTATCCATGTTTTGTGTATAAGTTCTATTCAAATCCATATGGAGTATATTATTAGCAATAATTACTTCGTTGGATGAGTCAGGTGAAATAGGATAGTCGTATTCTTTATTAAAAGACCAGCCTTCTGATTGTACTTCGCGCGACACTTCTCTTAGAGTGTTGAGTGCAATCGCAACGTCCGGGTTGGTTTGTGATTCAATTCTACTTGTAGCAATAGACTGTGTAAAAATCTGACTGGAAACAGTCTGAGATATATTGACAGTATAAGTATATGTAACAGGGTCTGTAGCTGGGGATACTTCCACGCCTGCAACGGCAATAGATGTACCAACAGTTACACCAGGTCCACCAATATAGGTGCCGACTGGAATGTTAGCTGTTGTAGTAGTTAGAGTGGTGCCGGAAATAGAACCAGTAAAGCTTGAAACTTCGTTTAGTACAAAAGTCTCGTCAGTTGTCAATGTAGTGACAGGAGCCTGACCAACTGACGCCAGGATCTGATTAACAGCTTGTAGCTCAGTATTGGAGCCAGTAGTAGGGAAGGCCATAGATTGATAATGAGTATTATTCTCAATAAAGAATTAAAAAAAAGGAGCCTCCGAAGAGACTCCCAATGTAAGATAAATTAGAATGCAGCAGGCTTGGTGGCAGTACCAGCAAACAGTTCAACTGCAGCAGCAGGGTTCAGGTAATCTGCGCCCATGGCCAAACGACCAAGGATCACGTCACCCTGATAGATAACAGAAACGTCACCACTGGTAACTTGTACCTGAGGAGCGATCGCTTCAACACAACCAGCAGCTTCACGCTGGAAGATCAAACCACAGCTGTTAGCAAATTCGGTTTCTTCACCGTACTCATTGTTGATACCAGTAACATCGTTAGCAGCATCTTCAACAGCTTCAGATACGAACGAACCAGTGTTACCAGGATCGGTAACGCCAGGGTTAGTAGCAGAAGCAGTACCATACTTAGTACCGTACTGAGAGAAGAAAGGAATATTCATTGACTTGAAGATCTTGATACCAGCAATCTCCACGATTCCCTCACCACCTTGCAGTGCGGTACCTTGAACGTCGCGGTTGATCAGACCATTTGAACCAACAGCTTGGATCAATTCATAATATTGTCTAGGATTTAAGACCCCGACCCTGCCGTCCTGACTGACACCTTTTTCGTCAAGGGCAGCAGCAGCATCATAGAATGCAGATACCAAGTTAGCAGCAACATAAGCATCAGCTCCACTGGTAGTAGAACCAACACGAATCTGTGTACCACCGGGCTCAACATAATTAGCCTTAGTGATTGGTGATGCTGCACGAGCACCACGAGTGATTGCACGGAAGATCAAGCGGTCATACTTTTCTGCCAAAGCGTAGCCGATTTTACGTGAGATCTCAGACCTCAAATCGTAATGAGAAAGAGTCTCATCAAGGTCATAAACGAACGCTGAACTGATCAGCAGGTCGTCAACCGTGATGGTCTTCTCAGCCACAGGAGGTGCACTGTTGCTATCACCGAGGATGCTATTTCCAGGAGTATGGAACTCACTTTTGGTGCGCCCAGTGTAGATGAACTGCAAAGATTTGCCGTTCTTAAGTGTACGCTTCATCACAAGATCGCGAGCAATCGTGTTACGTTGGAAGCCTTTGAACATCTCTCCACTAAAGAGTTTCAAATAAAGTGCACGGGCATCACCCGTCGAGTTAGATTGACCTGGGCGCGTTAGATTCGCGGCCATATCAGAAGATTGAAAAGCCATTTAAAATAATAAAAAAATAAAGATATACTTGTCACCAAACGTTTGATGTTTTAATTTGTATTGTGGTCTATCCCACCGTCTAGACGGCAAAGGGTATCCTCGTAAGGGCCAATGCCAATAGTGATGAGGGGAATTGCACCCCTCTTTAAGATCTATCTCACTCAGCCGATCACAGGTGCCACTAAGGCAACAGGTGTAGAGCTAGTTGATGCCAAGTCAAGTGGGAAGTTATGTGCATTACGTTCATGCATTACTTCCATACCAAGACCAGCACGATTCAAGATGTCAGCCCAAGTGTTAAGGACATGACCATCTGATGATTGAATTGATTGGTTAAAGTTAAATCCGTTCAGGTTGAACGCCATCGTAGAGACACCAAGAGCGGTAAACCAAATGCCAACAACAGGCCAAGCGGCAAGGAAAAAGTGGAGACTACGGCTGTTGTTAAAGCTAGCGTACTGGAAAATAAGCCTACCAAAATAGCCGTGCGCTGCAACGATGTTGTACGTTTCCTCTTCTTGTCCAAATTTGTAACCATAGTTTTGACTAATGTTTTCGCTTGTTTCACGTACAAGTGACGATGTGACCAATGATCCGTGCATAGCTGAGAACAAGCTCCCACCAAATACACCAGCAACCCCGAGCATGTGGAAGGGGTGCATAAGTATGTTGTGCTCGGCTTGGAACACCAACATATAATTAAAAGTACCGGAAATGCCAAGAGGCATAGCGTCGGAAAAAGAACCTTGTCCAAACGGGTAAACAAGGAAGACAGCAGATGCAGCTGCCACGGGTGCGGAGTATGCGACAAAGATCCAAGGCCTCATTCCAAGCCGATAACTAAGTTCCCACTCTCGTCCCATGTAACTGTAGATACCAATAAGGAAGTGGAAGACGACAAGTTGGAAAGGTCCACCGTTATAGAGCCACTCATCAAGACTTGCTGCCTCCCAGATGGGGTAGAAATGTAGACCGATGGCGTTTGAAGATGGGACGACTGCCCCTGAGATGATGTTGTTTCCATACATGAGAGAGCCAGCAACGGGCTCACGAATACCGTCGATGTCAACGGGTGGAGCTGCAATAAATGCAACGATGAAGCAGGTTGTAGCAGCGATTAGTGTTGGAACCATCAAGACTCCGAACCAACCAACGTACAGTCGGTTGTTAGTACTGGTTACCCAGTCACAGAAGTTGTTCCAAATATTCTTTTGTTGTTGTAGCGCAATTGTAGACGTAGCCATTTAAATAATAGTGCATGTTTATGAAGCGATTAAGCATCGCAAATGAAGCGATTAAGTAAGACCAATTTAAAGACTTGGCAGTCTAGAGCTAGGGGAGGAATTGCACCTCCCTTATTCTATTTAGCTATTAGAAGTTGTACTTGACTCCTACTTTTGTACCATAGTTATTAACATCATCGAAGGCAGCAGACAGCTCTCCGTAAACTGACACTCGATCAGTTGCTTGAATTGCACCACCAACCTTTCCTGTCAGCAAGGTCTCCTCTTCTCCACCGTCAGGTGCAAAAATGCTAGGACCAGCTTGGACGTAGTATGAACCAAAGTTAGTGCTGTTTTCATATCCAAGGTGAAAGTCAGTTACATGTCCATTGAAGTCAG